TTTTTTAGAGTGGTGTTTCCAATTAGGTGTGATCATAAGACTGTGGACCTTTGGAGGTGAGGCAGTTTATCGCTTTCTCAATTTCTTCATCAGAGTGAGAGCAGATTGTCTGTTCCGACATATCTTGATGGGCGAACCATTATGTATCACCATAAGCTGTGTTTGTGAATCAATCATGGGAATAGCTAGAAGGTTTTCATTGAACACAATAGGTATGGCTCCTGGTTTAGGATTAAGAATGTGAGAGTTAGTGTAATTCATATTACCTACGAACTACACTATCATACATCTCGCCTTTCTCAAAGACAACATCTACACACTTTTGTAGAGCTCTCTGAGTAGACACACCGACATTATTGTAGCATGGGACACACAAGAGACCATAGGACTTTGCCTCGGTACCGACACGAATGACGCGACCAACAGTCTGTAGCATCTCGATAGCATCCATGTTACGAAGGAAGATAACAGCCTCAAGTTCGCTGACGTTGATACCCTCGGAAAGGATACTACGATGAAGAACCACAAACTGTTTGGCAGGATCTTTACCCCACGCATTCAGTGTCTCAAAGAACTCTTCACGCGATACTTTCTTACCATCGATAACAGCACCAGTCTTGGCAGTGATATACAGATAAGAGTAACCACGCATAGTTAACTGATTTGCGAAGTCTGTCCTGAACACATTCATCAACTGACGCGTGGTCTTGACACACACAAGGATCTTTTTGATCCTGATCTGATCAATAGTCTCAAGGATCTTGTTGCTCTCAACATATGGGGTCAGAGACTTTTTATCCACCTTATCCATATCAATCACCTTAACCTTAGGCGGAAGAATGTAACCGTTCTGAACCAGTTCAGGTGCAGATACACGGGCAATCACCTGTCCATAAGTCTGACTCCAGTTCATACCTGGTTTGTTGACAGTGACGCTAGTCTTACGAGTAGCAGTAAAAAAGTAACAGCGATCCGCATGGCCACTGAAATACTCTGTCGGTGGATAGAAGTTACGTTGAACACTGTTATGTGCCTCATCAAAGTAAATCGTATCTACAGGAATACCAGCTTCCTGAACACGATGGAGCGAGTGATATGTAGTGAAGATGATAGTATGTTCACGGACATGGTTACACATATCCACAAACAGTTTGATATGATCAGACTTGGTAGTGCTGAAGTATTTTGTATCACCACTGTGACAATGCAAGACGTTAGCATTAGTGATGTGCTCCATATACTCCGAACAGAGTTGATCTGCCAGAAGAATACGAGGAGCCACAACAACAATGTTACGAGGAACATTGACCTCAAATCTCTTTACCGCATCCATAATAGCGATCAAAGTCTTACCACCACCCGTAGGAACGATGATTTGACCGATACTATTGCGTCTCAATGCGTAAACAGCTTCTTGTTGGTGGGGACGCAGTTTGATCATTAAAGTTGGTGGTTACATAACAAGGGACATTTCGAGGTGAGTAATTTTATCAAATAAGTCTGATAGCCTCAGTTTCCCCCTCAATTTGTGGACCTGCCCACAATTCTAAGGGAAGATTGTCTAGTTCACAATTTGGAAGTGAAATTTCCTTAAAAAGGGGAAATTTCGTAATCTCTGATTTGATAAAGTTGAAGAAATAATTTTTTGAACGATCATGACAATCGTTCAACGTTGAAACAATTTTGTTTCTATCACGTTTAATTTGATCCTCATTAGTTGAATTTGACCAAATAATACGTTTTTCAATTTCTTTTTTTTCAACTGCATCTAAGGCACTATCGTAAATCCTATATGCAAAATCTTTATAATTGGACCCTTTATCAACACAAGTAGCTCTAAGTTTATATCCTTCGGATGAATAGTTATTTTCACCAAATTCAGGGTTATTATCCATCCAGTCTTTTCTTTCCTCTGGTGTTGTGTTAAAAACCTTAGTAGACTTTTTACCTTCTGTAAGTTTAAGTATTTTATTACGGATTTCAGATTTCGTTCCGCTATGATTATATCTTTCGTGAATATTACACCAAGTAAGAATTTGGTCAATATTATCGATATTTCTATCCAGTTTATTCATCAATAAAACTTGATTTCCAGCGTATATAAAATCATCTTTAACGGCATTGCCCGTTCCATCAACATTTGCCCTCATACCATTAATAACGTCTTGACTCTCGATGGACAATTTATCAAAGTCTTTATCACCTGACGGAACTCTACAGTAAATTGCCATAGGCATTAGAGGATATTGACTTTGACGAAATGCTTCAAGTGTGTGTCTACCATTAATAATTTTTAGTTTTCCATTTTTCAGTGTAAAAGAGGGTGGATAATCTCCTTTAGCCCATCCTCGTTTCAATGATGCAGAAATTGTGTCACAATTTCCAGTTTTTTTCTCAACCATCCTGGGATGGTTTGTAGTTTTTACTATTCTTGGGCTTGATGGTGCAATAAGTCTATATCCCATAAACAGTAATCCCAAATAATTTGGGGCTCTGTCAATATTAAGTTGTAATTCTTCAATAGAAGTTTCGTGTGAAATGCGTACTTTTTCCATAGTATTTCAATAAAAGAAAATTGAGGCATCTAGGATGCTCAATATAAGAGTATTATATCAAGAAGATATTACATGTCAAGTACCAAACCCATTGTTGAAGTTAGCGTGGGCAAACACGGAACGATTGACAAGTTTAACACTACCAAACATCTCAGAGTGGAGGACATAGCCCTCACCATGAACCAGAATACCACCATCAGGAAGATAAGACAATGGCTTGTCAGTAACAATCAGATCCTCCATCATGTCCAGTTTGATCTCCATCACCAACTGATAAAGGTTGGCCAGATGTTGACAACCAAGAATCTCAGTGAGTGTAACATCATCAAGATATTCACCACGACGAATGAGTTGATTGATTGCAACTTTGGCACTGGCTGCCTCTTTGGGAGTGAGGAAGTTGATGTTAGTTGTATTAATCTTAGGTGTGTCATGTTGTGGTGGCACACGGTCAACACTAGGTTGTACCCACTTGACCATATCTGTGTCCTCTAGGACTTCAGTCAGTGGTTCACACACACTATCACTGAACTCTGCGTACACATTGACAACAGTATGTGGTGCAATCACCAGTCTCTGTTCAATGACCTCAGGGAATACATATGTGAGTGTATTTTGAGTCAACACATCAGTGTGACCGAAACCAAGCCAATCACCCCAGTAGATCTTATCAGTCTTAGGGAGATGGAAGAGACAATTAGTCAGGATATCTACAACTTCAATCTGATGTCCAAAGTGGTTCAGGATATCTTCTACTGTATAACATAGACGGATTTTCTTCTTGTTGAATGCTGCTTTGGTACAAACGAAAAACTTACCATTGGCAGGATTAGTTCCCCACACAAGAGACATACCATCCATCTTCATAGAGATGAATGCATTATCGTAGAGTGCATCGATAACAGACAAGTCACCTGTCAGGATCATGTCCTCTGGATGTTCAATATGTGTAGATGTCATAATGTGGTGGTCTCTGTACTATAGGGGACCTTTCAAGGTGAGTAACTTTGTCAGGGGAGAACTACCCAGACCTTTTCATCAATTCTCTGGGCAATACTCTGATCGACATACACTTTGGCTTCTTTCAAAGATATACCTTGATCAGACTTGATGTGTTCATAGGCTTCATCGATTGTATTAAACAATCGCATCATTCTTTGTGTCATTTGAGTGCCTTAGCTGCAGCATGTGCCTTGGCTGTCAACTGAATTGCCTCTTTCTTAGTGGGTTTTCTACCATGTTTCTTCTCAAATTCTGCTCTCATTTGTTGTTTAGCAGTCTTCCTATCTTCACCTGTTTTCTTGTTACGAGCCTGGTCTCTTTCTTTCCTTGTCATACCACCACCATCAGCATGTTGATATCTTTGATATCTCTTACGTTCTTTCTTTGGTCCGTCACTCTTAGGAGTTTCTTTCTTTGTCTTCAAAAGTTGTGTCGCTTTCTTCTCAGCATCCTTAGAAGATGTAGTGGTCTTAGCTACACTACCACCAGCCTTTCTAGCAGCAATTCGTGCTCTTGCTGCCCTCTTTCTTTCTTCCTTGGCTGCATCTAACTGTCTTTCTCTAGCTGACCCTCTCTCCTGTGTGGGTTGTTGTTCTCTTTCAGACCTTGCTTTAGTCGCACCAATATCTTTTCTATCCTTATATTGACCGACAGGAGCCATCTTACCACCACCAATTGCCTTCATTCGTGGTTTGGCACCTGGCTTTCTTCTACTCTCAGTGTCTCTCTTTGGTTCTTTACGTCCGCCTTCACCAGTCTGACGAATCTGACTTCTTCCCTGAATTTCAGGGTCGTAATTTGCTTCGGTGAGGAATTGACTTAGTGTTTTCATTCTTCTACCACTGTTGCGTTCTTGAATCCACCAGATTTACGATCAACATTCGCAACTTTCTGGTCCAATCCATCCCTGGTGGCAAAGGTGACTTTCTCTGATACTTGATCAGACCATCTGTTTCCACCAGCATAGTATAGAGTGATTGAGTCATCAATCAATGATTTTTTAGTGCAATAGAATGCCATGATAGGGATGATAATATATTTTATTTATCACCCCTAGGTATTATCAGGAGAAATAATAGTCGGGAACTGACAGGTCTTCCACATAAGCCTCTACATGTTCACCACCTTGAACATCTAGAACTTTTTCCCAGTCGATATTATGTGGATTGAAGTCCTCCATGACTTCCAGATCCAGTGTGATGCGATACTTTGTTTTTTGAGGAAGATAGGTGGCAGACATGGTGGGATGCTCCCGATTGACAACCATATAATAGGTTATTTATAGGGGATTGTCAAGATTT